CCATGTGGTAGCTATGCCTGTTAGGACTATTCCAAATGTTACTAATTCTTTTGGCCCAAGTTCCATTGTTTACCTCTCCGCATACATTATAAAAAGCCATAGACCACCAACGATAACGGCTACAGCAATAATACTACATATAATTTCTGATATTTTGGTCCATCGTTTTTTTGATATTATCTTCTTTGCTTCAATGGCTTCTTCGTAGCGTTTTTTCTTTTCATCTCTGGCTATCAGTATGTAAGTCCAAGTATCTTGACCAAACTTTCTATTTAACATATATGAAATTCTATCTATGGCTTTTTGAGCTTCTTTTTCCTGAATTGTCTCTGTGATAGCCATCTGAAGAAAGTTATCAGAGGTTACACCTTTTATTAAACCTCCCCATTTGCTTGCAATAGGATGGGCTTTCTTCTTTAACTGCTCTTGCCCTTTAAAGACGTTATCAATTAATCCTGCTATCTCTGATACATCTTCAGTAGTCTTGAGAGCCATTTTTATGGCTTTGCAACTCTGCTGAACTAGCTGTAGTCCAAAAAGTGTTTCTGCAACGACCATAAGCTACTCATCTTCAGCCCTGCAGTTACATTCCTCGCAAGTGCAGTCTTCGCACTTAGTTTCACAGTGGCAGGGGTGTTCACAATGTATGCAAGTCATGGCTTTGTAGGCCAAGTGATTGTCTTAACAACAGTTGAATCGTCATACTTAGAAGGTAGATCTCGTAGATCCTGACGATACTTTTTCATCTCATCCGACATCGTTACATCGCTTAGAGCATAGAAATCGGTTTCAGCCAACTTTCCATCTCGCTCTGCCCTTAGTCCTTCAAATGCTCTTTTTGGAGCAGCATCAGCCCAAGCCTTTTCTTCTGCTAGCCTCTGAGCCTGTTCGTCATCAGTGAGTTCTACCTCTTTACCATCGACCATCTTTTTATAATTTGCCATTTTATTCTCCTAACTAGGCGTGTTTAATTTTAAATAATGAAAATTTACCACTGTCTATATTTCCGCTCTGCATAGTGAACTGTACTGCTGTAACTGCTTCGGCTGCATATCGAACTCCAGAACCTATCGCCCTAATAGCTTGTTGAGCAGTTCCCTGCATAGTTATGTCAAAGGTTGCCATCGTGTGGTAAGTAGTTACAGAAGGATTGTGAATAAATATTTTTGCAGACCAAGCAGAGGTAGCATCATTCCCAGGATAAATAGGGTCGAGTCCAAATTGTATCTCTGAATCGTATTGGTCGTATTCGTCATAAAAAGTGTCACTATAGCCATAAGTAGCAATCACACCCCAACCATAATCTGAAGCTCCAGAATCGTAACTATGACTAGAGGTATCATTACTCGTCCTCATCCGAATTTGTTGGCCATCTGTCGCTACATTTACCCCTTCTGCTAAAACCATCCATGTATCTGCAGAATTATCAATCCCTGTAAGGGCTACAGATGCACTATCACTGGCTGTTGATGAAGAAACAAATTCAAGAGGACTCCCAGAACCCCAAGCACCGCTTCCAAGTAACACTGTAGATGCACTAGCAGTACCCGAAGCATCAAGTAATCCTACGTCTACTTTTGTAGTTGCCATTTTCTTCTCCTAACTAGGCGTGTTTAATTTTATACAAAGTAAATCGTCCTGTAGAAATGTTTCCACTAGACATTAAAAATTGGAACGCATCACTCGCTCCAGCAGCAGCTACACTTGCAGCGCCATGCATAACATGAATTGAGGAGAAAGAGGTTGATCCGTGTGCTTTTCCTACTATCCAAGTCATTGTAGTACATAAATTTGAATCTGAAGGGTCATAGATATACAGTGTGAAGTTAAAATTACTACCAGCAAAAGTATTGTCTATATGTCCTGGATCAGTGCCAGACATATGGATTTCAGTATCTGCTCCATCCCCTTTTGTTGTAAGGTTTGTAGTTGTATAACCCATATCCACAATCCACCCATAAGCAGACGAGGACGAAACATAGCTAGACCCACCATCAGTGCTGTGCCTTAGATACAAGTTAGCATTGTCAGTTGCTGGCCTAATTCCGCTACCTTGTACTACCCAGACATCAGCAGAATCATCTACTCCTGTAAAAGAGATAGTAGCTGTATCACTTGCTGCTGAAGTCGAAACAAGTTCAAAAGAATTTGATGGAGTAGCCCATGTTGGATTAGCACTAGAACCTTGTGTTTTAAGAAACTGTCCTGACGTTCCAGCAGCTAATCTTGCATAGTTAGAACCATCGTAGTATAAAACATCTCCTTGAGCATCTGAACCCAATGCAATGTGTGATCCATCTACAGAGTTAGCTTCAAATGCAGAAGAGGTAGGCTGTTTACCATATTGTATTTCTACGTTAGCAACACCAGTTGGAATAGCTGTATCAAAGGTAACTGTAGAGCTACTTAGGCTCCATGTATCGTGGTGCTGATTAACACCATCAAAGCTAATACGTAACGCATTTTCATCGTCAATGCCTGATATACTTAACGCTAATGATGTTGTACTTCCAGCAGTAAACCCTGAACCAGCAGCGTAGTTATCTGTATGAAAATCTGCTAGGTTTGTTGTTATTGTTCTTCCTAAAAACGGCATAATTTTCTCCTAACTTACGTTCCGTCCGTAGACTTTTATGGTTCCACTAGCGATATTTCCGCTACTAAATAAAAACTGTAATCCGTCAGTATCTTGAGCAGTTAACCTCATGCCACTGCCAGTAAGTATGTTAGAATAACTGGAACCGCCAGCGTCTCCGAATATTGTCCAACCAGCGACAGTTCTAACTGTTGTCACATGAGGAAAAAATAATTCAAATCTACCATGTACGCCAGCATCAGCCGTGTCGTTTCCTATATATGCTTTAACTGAGTTTAAATCCCCACTTAATGCGATTTCCGTATCCGCAGTATCGTGGTCGCCAGTTGCTCCATCTGCATTGTTATTTATCAAAAACCACGAATAATCACTGGCTCCATTGTCGTAACTTGACCCACCATCAGTAGAAAATCTAGCGTGCAGATACACGTTGTTAGTGGCTGGTTTTACCGAATGAAATACAAACTCATAACTGTCATACTTAGATGAGTCGAATCCAGTAAAGCTATAACTCGCAGCATTTGAAATATCCGTATCAGAAATAAGTGTTATAGGGTTTGTAACAGCAGCAAATACAGGCACAGAACCTGCTCCCTGTGACTTGAGAAAATGACCGCTTGTGCCAGCACCTACAGCAGCAGGGTTTCCACTGGCATCCCATGTAATTAGTTCCCCATCAGTCCCACTGGCAATCTTGGCTAAGGTAACAATATCGTCAGCCAAGTCATCCGTAACCAAGGGTGTTTCAGCAGGTGTGCTTCCAATGTAAGGCATTATGTTATCTCCATTATTGACAGAGTTGCGTCTAACGAACTTCCTGCACTAGCTCCTATTGTAAGAACGTCCGTAGCCTCCAAAACAATCTTCTGCCCTGCAAACACTTCTAGTGAAGTATCGGCTGGTATGGATACCTCGTTTAAAAGCGTTACATTTTCGTTTGCAGCATCATTAGAACCAGTTCTGGCAGATGTGTCAGAAGTTAGCTTAACGGTAACATCCCTAACTGCATTAATTTTATTACAAATATTAAGTCCTAATATTACTGTAGTAGTAGAACCAGCTACTGTATAAAGTGTACTGAATGTACCACTGTCAACTGCTACATCAGCAATGGTACAAACTTTAAAGGTATTTGCCATTCTTTATCTCCTATTATCCGAGGGCAATAGCCAAAGCCGTAGCATCTGACTGACTTGCTTTTGTATCAGCATACGCTTTGATACTTTGTTGTGTCGCTAAGTGAGTAGCGGAATTTGAAGACATGGTATCTTCATCTTTTACAGCAGTACCGCCTATTGTTCCGTTTGCTGTAATATTCTGTGAAAAAGTTACTGCCCCTGCTGCAGCAATCGTTATTGAGTCTGGATCTGTAGCTGTGCCTATTGTGCCACCATCTTTTATCTTAATATCGTCAACAAAAGATACAATACCGCTAGAGTCTATTGTCATTGCAGTAGCAGCAGATGCAGAACCTATCGTACCATCGTCTTTTATCTTTATGTCATCTTTAAAGGTAACTATACCGCCTGAAGATATTTGTATTGCATCTGTTGCGCTTGCAGATCCAATGTCTCCGTCATCAGGTACAATTACTCCACCAGAACTTAATGTAAGGACA